ATCAAGAATTTCATTGACTGCCGCAAAGTTTATATCCAAACTTGGATAGCCAATCAAAGGATTAATTTGATTTTTAATCGCTTTCAATCTTCCAGCACGGCTCTGCATGATTTAACCTAATTCTGTAATTTCTAAAGTACCAGCAACGCCGCTTGCTTGAATAACGGCAATGTTTGCGCCTTCTGCGGGAACATTTAAATCTAAACGCTCACCTTGAGCAATGTAATGACTATTTGAAGTTGCTGTTTGCGCTGAGTTTCCAACTGAATAACGAATATCACTACTTCGAGCAAAAATTGAAATTCTAGCAACTCCAACTGTTAATGCTTGATTGGTGCTAGTTGCGCCTGATGATACTTGCCGTGCAACTGTTGGCAAGCCTAGTGTATCAACTTCTATTTTTCCCGACATATAAAACCCCTTAAAAATAGCGGGTATTGCTACCCGCTAGAATTTCATTATTTACTAAACTGTCCAATAGCAATAACAGTCCAAACGCCAGCAGCTGGAATTGAGCCAGCAGGGATTGCAGTTGCTAAAGTATTTTGCCAAACCACGGTCACTGTGTTAGTTGCTGTTACAGTTGCTGATATTAACGACAGTCCTTTTGGAATTGCAGCCCAAACAGCATCACGCGCTCTGATAGCAACATCAAGATCAGTAGTTAAAATACCAGTTGCTGTAATGGTTTCAGTCACAGTTGCACCAGCAGCAATAGCAGAACCGCCGTTAATTTGATATGAAGATGACGAGTAAGACGCAATTGGAAATCTGCCGTTTAACAGGCCAACACCAAAGCTATTATTATTTAAATCTGGCATGAAAGCCTCCTAAAATAGTTTAAAAGGCGGGTTATTACACCCGCTAAAAAGATATTAGCCAGTAATACGAACTGCTAACTCAGGATAGATGGTTTTCCAGCCATATAACACATCAAAACGAACAGGGAAAGCATCGCTGTTGATGTCGTATTGGCGAACCATACGCATTGAGATGCCATCAAAATTGTCACGCTCTGCCATGTCAACACCACCTGGCAATAACAAGTCAGCAGAAGCCAAAGTGAACGCATCTTTATGATAAGCCAATGATTGAGCATAAGGGCCAGCACCAACAGCGCCAGACAATACAGTGATGGCAGCAGTTGAAGTAGGTGTGCCTGTACATGTGGCGAATTGACCGCTTGGGATATAAGCAGGATAAATCGGTAATGTACCTGAAGTGGTTACAACAGTGTTAGCAGTTACAACAAATTGCATCAAAGAACCTGTTGATTGACGGCTTTGTGGGTTAATTGCATATACACCAGCAATTGTAAACACAGTACCGCGCGGCACAGTGCCAGCAGTAGTTGTTACCGACAAAGTAGTTGCCCCTGAAGCAGGAACAGCACTAATTGCAGTCAATGAGCCAGCGGCTTGTGGAGTAAATGAGGCCACGTTAGCATCTTCGGCAAAATTAAAACCTAAAATGTTGTCGCCTAATGCGCCTTGATTAAAGATTTTAGAAATAGTTGCAGAAGGATTAAACAAGTTAGTTAAACCTGAAACCATATTGGCTGATGAGTTAGGATCAACAACAATGTTTCTTTCGCTATATGGAACGCCGTTTTCAGTCATTTTTCTACGGGCAGCCAAAATGGTTTGTTGAACCTGTGCAGATGTAACTGAACCGCCATTTAATACGCCAGCTGTACCAGCAAAGTTATTAACGTCTTTGTACAATTGCAAACCGTCATAATCAACTTTGTTAGCAACTGTTGCCATTGCTGGTTTTAAGAAACGATCAGCAAACTCGTCAATGCTTAAAGTCAAATCAGCAGAGCTGAAAGAAATATCCACACCGAATTGAGTGTCCAAAGTAATTGGCACATAAGTCTCAGTTGATGCTTCAACTTGCAGTGCTTGGCCTGTACGACCGACATAACGTGGTGGTTTACGAGCGTTGATTGTTGCACCGACTTTAGCGCCAGTTACACCAAATTTATCGTCATATTCGCGATTAACGCCACGGGTGAAAGTTAGTTCATTTTTAAGAATCCGTAAAGATTCTTTCATAATGACACTACTGGTAAGTAATGTATTTGCCATTTTTAAAACTCCATCAAGGGAATAGTCCGTTTCTCAACAGTCTTTAAAGGGTTATTTTTTGCCGGATAATTGCTTTTCTCGCAAAGCATTGTATTCAGCCATAGTTTTTGCCTGACTTAAATCAGTAATAACGCTGGTATTCTTTGCACCGCTCAGGGCGGAGATAGGTTTGGGTGCAGATGAAGCCTTCTTTACGACCACATCCGAAGTTTTTTCAGCTAATGACGCTTCGATTCTACCAATATATCGAGCGGCTTGTGAAGGTGTCATTTCACTAATTTTGTCTAATTCTACTGGATTTTTGCCAAAATAGTAAGCTATTTCAGTAGGGTTGTCGGTATCCATCACCAATTGAGTAAATGCTGGCACTCGTGCCAATGGATGAGTTAAAAATTCCTCACTTGCGTAATCATAATCTGGGTATTGCTCACGCGCTTTTGCTTCAGCCTCTTGAATAGCCATTTTGCGCTGTTGTAATGAGGCTTGTTCACGCTGCGCTTCAAAACGCGCTTGAACTTTAAAATCGGTTAACGCTTCCAAATAATCAGGGTCATAACGACCTGCTGGATATTGATCTGGATCCGGTGCGCCATTCGGCAATTGACGTTGTTGCTGTTGTTGTGCGCCATTACGAATAGCCGCAAGTTCAGCTTCTAATCTATCAGCCCGTTCTTGCGCTCGTTGTCGTTCCCTGCGTTCTTCGTATTTTTCTCTTGTAATCTCATCAATCCGTTTTTGTACGCCTTTCGGCACCTTCTCCGGTTCTGGTTCAGGTTCGTTGATTTCCTCAACAGGATCTTCAACGATTTCTTCAACAGGTTCAGCAATTACATCATCAATTATTTCTTCACTCATACTTGCCCCTCAGTGGGTGGTTGCACCGATTGTTCGGCGGGTTGTTGAGCCATCGGCTCGGATTCTTCGTTAACTTCTTCAGCTTCGCCAGTATTGCCAAGCGCTAATGTGGACTGTAAATTAGCTAATGCCAATTGGTGTAATTGTGCATCAGTTAAAGCGCCTTTCTGTTCAAGTTCTGCAATAACTTTCATGCGGTCTGTCTGGGCTTTAAAGCGTTCAATATCAAGTTTATCTTCATCGCTTTCTGCTTTGGCTTGAGCTGCTTTTAATTCTTGACTCAAATGTTCAACCATATCCGCCATTTGTTGCATTTGCTGTTGAACTTGTGGGTCAACTTGAGGCTGTCCATCTTCCTCAGATTTCATTTCTTGCTGGATTTGAGGCGGTAGCATAGCTTTGATGCGGTCGGCAATCTCATCAGCACCTGGCCAATCCATATTGCGAACAATCACATCGCCAGCAATTTGCAAAACTTGTGGGTCAGCTTGTACCAATGACATCATGCTTTCTGCTGCCTCTTGGCGTTTTGTTGCATAGCTTGGCCCAGTATCAACCACTAAATCATATTTACCAATGTTTAGGTTGTAGATTGTATCAACTCCACCTTTTTCGTTTGGCACTTCGATTTTAGGCCGCGGCTGTTCAGGGTTTAATTTAACTTGTTTTGGTGACTCATCTTCGCCCAAAATACGAATGACACGTTGCGTATCGTAAATTTTAGGAATCATTTCAATAATAATACGACCAGCTTGCTTAATAGAACGGTTTAAATTATCGCTGAAATGAAAGTTACCAATATTAGCTTGACGTTGTTGGCTAAGAATGGCTTTTCCTGATTGATTGCTTTCACGATTGCCCAACGATGCATCAAAAATCCCCATTGACGACTTCATATCATCAACCGCTCTCATCATTGCTGATTCAAAGCCTGGGTTTGTTGTGACAGGCTGTTGGCGTTGTGGCGCACCAATTACAGTTCCGCCAAAGCTAACGGGGTTATAAGTTAGCACCGATAAGTTATGACGATTAGCCATTGCCCATTCTTGCTCGTATCCATCTAATTGACCTTCAGCGGCAATATAAGGCGCTCTAGGCGCTAATGCCATAACCTCAGTATTAGCCGATTGCATGTAGTTATACTGACGAGCAGGGTCTTTAGCAAATCGAGTTAAACCGTGAACATGGCGTTTACCTTCAACCCATACTTCATTACCCAACACAGGAATAACAGGAATAAATGAAGTGGGTAATTCTGTTTGCTCAAGAATTTTGTCGCCGCCGATTTTGTACCATTTGCATCTTTTATCGTTGGATTTACGTTCAGCAATAATTAGCTCTTGATACTCTTCAGGAATTTCATCTTTCCAAGCTGTGGATCCGTCTTGTAATTGC